ATTGCTACTGGTGATGAAAGTGGCACTTGGGGCACCAGTACCAACACTAACCTTGAGCTAATTACCGACGGTTTTAGTTACGGCACAAAGGAAATGGCGGCTGACGCCAACGAAACCTTCACAATGCCCGACGCCACGGCAGATGCCACGCGCTCGCTGTACCTTAAGTTCACTTCGGCAGTGGACCTGACAGCTACTCGTGAAGTTACGCTTGGACCAAATACGGTATCTAAGACGTGGATCATTGAGAACGCCACTTCCGGCAGCCAGATCATTACGATCAAGCAGGGTTCAGGCGCTACGGTTAACGTGGCTAACGGCTCTAAAGTCATGGTTGTCACCGACGGTGCGGGTGCGGGCGCAGCAGTGCTTAACGCTAACCCCACTGAAGTTGGCGGTACCGTAACAAGTGTCGATGTCTCTGGTGGGACTACGGGTCTTACTACTTCGGGTGGACCGATTACTAGTTCAGGTACTATTACACTTGCGGGTACACTTGCTGTTGCTAATGGCGGTACAGGGGTAACAACTTCTACTGGTACAGGCGCTACGGTCCTTAACGTAAGCCCCGCGCTTACTACTCCAAAAATAACTACCGGCTTGCAAGATTCTGCGGCTAATTCGGTTATTCCATTTGACTCTAACCAGTTTTTTTCGGGCACGTTTTCTGATCAAGTAACTGCCATAGGTAATACTGGCACCTCGGTAACTATAGACTGTAATGATGGTAACGTATTTACTGCCACCCTGACCGGCAACTGCACGTTTACACTGGCTACGCCTAATGGCACGTCAAACAGGGCTACGTCTTTTACATTAGTTCTCACTAATGACGGCACTGCGAGCCGTACAGTGGCTTTATCTGGCGGCACATTTAAGTATCCCGGTGGAAGTATTTCCCGCAGTACAGGAGCGAATGAAGTAGACATATGGTTCTTTTTCTCCCCAGACGGCGGTACAACTTGGTATGTAACAATACCGGCAAAGAACCTAACTACTTAATTTAATACAGCCCAGGAGGCTACTAAAATGGCATTACCAGAAGAGCTACAGAACCAAGTCGATTATCAAACAGCTATTGAAAACAATCGCGCATCTAATCAAGCGGCCGCTGAAGCGAAGCGGGCAAAGCTAGAAGCGCTTCGCATGGCAAAAGAAATTGCTATGGAAAACCACAAAGTGGCTACGTCAGGTTCGGCTTTAAGCGCTACTGATATAACCGCGTTGGCGGCTGAATTGTTAGCGTTTGTAAATAGTTAATGGAAGCATACGCTTATTTTTGCTCTCCAATATACCGCGAAGAACGGCCAGAGTGGGTAGAGGAAACGCTTAAGAACACGCAAAAATATTATGACCGGATGCAACCCTCAGTGGTTAAACAGACGGGGCACATGGCAAATGACCCTGACCTTGGGTACTTAGCGGCTTACTTTCGAGATAAAGGCGTTAGTATTTTAAAGGATCAGGGTTATTTAACAGATGAGTATGAGTTTTACGTGTCTGGAATGTGGGGCCAAGAGTTTGCTTGTACGGGTAGTAATATCATGCACGTACATGGCGACAGTCAAATATCAGGATTTTACTTCTTAGAAGTACCAGAAGGTGGTTCTTATCCTATATTTGACGACCCAAGACCGGGCAAGCGTATGGCGGATTTATGGTCAAAACGTAGCGACCAAGTGACTATGGCTACGCCTCAGATACATTTTAATAACGTGCAGGCGGGAACTATGATGCTTTTTAATTCGTGGCTACCGCATATGATTACACCAAACCAATCTAATAATCCGACAAAGTTTATACACTTTATTTTGTCACAAAGAAAAAGGTTTATTTAATGCAGCACTTACTTCAGCCATACGCTGTAAAAAGAGAAAAATTTGCGTGGTGGGAAGGAGCATTTAGCGAAGAAGAACTAGATTGGTTGCAAAATAAGGCCAAAGAAGCAGTTCAGAAAGCCCAAGTAGGCGGAAATAAAAATGGAATGGTTAAAGACGGAATTAGACGTTCCGAGTTAAATTGGCTACCAAAAACAGAGGAGTCAAGTTGGGTATTTGAAAGGTTGGCGGGAGTAGTAAGCAATTTAAATGCAAAATATTTTAGATTTGATTTAACTGGTTTTGGGGAGCCTTTACAATTAACAAATTATTGTTATACAAACCAAGGAACATACAAGTGGCACCAAGATTTTGGTTCAGAAGGACCTAGTAGAAAACTTTCTTTGGTACTTCAGTTGTCAAACCCAAATGAATATGAAGGTGGCGAGTTGCAATTATTAACTTCTAGTGATCCAGAGGCCATCAAAAAGCAGAGAGGGCTTATAGTAGTGTTTCCTTCTTGGACTCTACACCAAGTGACACCCGTTACAAAAGGAACTAGGCAAACTTTAGTGACATGGATTTCGGGGCCAGAATTTAAATGAAACATGAGTTTAAAGATTTTATTGGAGTATTTTCGGAAGTTTATCCAGAAGGTTTTTGTCAGCATCTTATATCTGAGTTTGACCGGAATCAAAAACTGGGGGCGGGGACAGATCGCCAAAATGGAGAGGGCGCTGATAAACACCGTAAAAACGACTACCAGATTTTTTCTAATGGTAAAAATATAAACTTTGAATCGTTTGAAGGTAACAATACTATAGATATGTTTTTCACAGGACTACAGAATTGTTTTGAAGTCTACACCAATGAGTTTTCTACTTTAAAAAGCATAAAAATAAATTGCAACAATATGAAGATGCAAAAAACCTCTAGTGGAGGGGGCTATCATGTTTGGCATGGTGAGCAAGGTAACGGCGGGCAAGCTAATAGGGGTTTAGTATATATGCTGTATTTAAATACTGTACCCGTAGAAGCAAATGGAGAGACTGAGTTTTTATATCAGCAGAGAAGAATAAATCCTGTTGAAAACACGATGGTGTTATGGCCCGCTTCGTTTACCCATACACACCGAGGAAATCCTGTTTATGGAGAAAACCACAAATACATTATCACAGGTTGGTTTTACCATGAATAATGCGTTTAACAAGTACGGGTATATAAAAGTAGAAGAACTGGTAGAAGAGCAAACAATACAAACCATATCATTATATTTTGAAAATAAAATAAACCGTGGAGAATGGGTAAGTAGAAACATTGAAGGGGCACGTGGTGCAAGCAAGTTAGAATATTATGCAGACCCACTTATAGAAGTGATGTTAAAGCAATGTCTACCAGTTATAGAAGAACAAACAGGACTTGAGTTGGAACCTACTTATTCTTTTAGTAGGGTTTACCAAGAGGGTGAGCAGCTTATCCCACATACGGATAGACCTTCTTGTGAAATAAGCGTAACTATAAACGTGGCTTCTACGGGGGATACGTGGCCTATATGGATGCAATACGAAGACAAAGACCCCGTTAAGTGTATGTTAGAGCCGGGAGACGCAGTAATTTATAAGGGTTGCGAAGTAACCCATTGGCGTAGAAAATTACCTAAAGGCCAAATAAACGTACAATTTATGCTGCATTATGTAGACAAAAACGGCCCAAATGCCGAATACAAATTTGATAGGCGAGGAGCTCTAGGTTTATATGCTCCCGGACGTAGGAGTTAATTATGCCTATAGGTACTAGTAAAGTAGGTTTATTTGGTGGGAAGCCAACTGTTGTGGCAGGATGCGAAACCTTTAATGCGCCGGGAACCTTCACTGTTCCAGAAGGCTTAGAAATTGTTACCGTTTCTGGCAATGGATCAACCGGGAATGCCGGTAATCCGGGAAATGCGGGGGCCGACGGCAGTGGAGGCAATGGGGGCACTACTCCATCAAGCTTTCCCACCGCTCCACCCAGTGTTTCTGAGAATAACTGCCCTGCATTCTATAGTAATCCGGGTACGGGTGGAACAGGATTCCCCGGTAACCCTCCGGGTACTCCGGGTAACTCAGGTAATGCGGGGGCAACCACAAGTGCTTTAGGCCAAACCTTTATTAATGGCACGGGTGGAACTGCGGGAAATGGCGGGACAGACGGGAACTCCGGTAATCCCGGCGGTGCGGGAACGTATACTAATTGGGTTTGTGGTGGAAATGGCGCTTTAGTTAACGCCTCTGGTGGTCCACAAGGCACCGGAGCTAACCCAAACGACCTTGGCGGTTTTGGAGGCCAAGGGTCGGCATGTACGCAGGCAACGCCTTGTTGCGATCCTATATCAATACAACAGGGGAACGCCGACGGCGGCCGTGGAGGTGGTGGTGGGGGAGGTGTAACTGAAGGCAGTCCTCAATCCGCTAATAATAGCCAGAGGACGGGATGTTGTACCGGCGGACAAAATGTAGGTGGAGACGGCGGCGATGGGGCAGGTGTAAAAAGTTCAAATGATCCCAACCAAGCGGGCGTTAGCTTTTATGCAACGCCGGGAGTTTCAGTTAATCTTGCGAGTGGCGGCGCCGGCGGCGGCGGGGGTGGTGGTAAAGGTGGCAACCCACTGGCTGCTATAGGGGCCAGTGGTGGGGGCGGAGGGGGCGCAGGAAGCGCCGGTAATAGTGGAAACGCCGGTAATCCCGGTAATCCCGGCACACCCGCTACCTTCAATTGTGTTCCTGTCAGCACAGGTTGCTATCCGGTTGAAGTGGGTAGTGCGGGGCAAATAAATATATCTTGGAATACGCAATAAACACTATGGACCAATATAAAAACCTAACCGACAAACAGTTGCAAAAAGAAATAAATAGGCTAGACAAAATATCTAGGCTAAAACAACTTAAAAATAATGAGAGCCGAGCACAATCTATAAATGTGGGAACGGCAGGCGGAGGGGCTACTGAAATCACAATGCGTGGGGTACACGGTGATTTTTTGTGGAATGTTTATCAGCCTGTAGAAGTTGTTGAGTTAATTAATCAGTTAGCAGCGGGAATAGGCTGTCATATAGCCATCCAACCACGAAAAGATTTTGCCAGTTGGCGGCAATGGAACCATGATGAAAATCATCTTCCTTTTATGGGTGTAAGCACTGCTCCTTTTGCTAACATGTGGGCGCCTTTTTCTAATTTGCCACAGTTGGCTGATGAAAATGGGGGTAAACTACCTCCTCCTGAAGAACAACCCGGAAAGCTTAAAATAGAAGCTAAGGAGAAAGAAAATGCTGTGGCAACTAAGAAAGCTGTCAACAAACGAAGCACTAAGCGAAGCCGGACCACTACCAAATAACTGGGGTCCTATTTTTGGTATGGCCGGAATCCAAGATAAACTTGGTGATTTATCGTGGCTTGGTGAAAACTATGCAGACCAAGGTTGGATACAGGTAGAAGGCGAAATTAATGCCGTTTCTAATTCAACTCCTGCCGAACTACAGTGGCAGAAAGCAAAGGACTTATTAAGAGAATCAGACTGGGCTGTTTTACCCGATGTGCCCATGTTAAACGAAACCCGTCAAAAGTGGATTGCTTACCGCTCAGAGCTTAGAGAAGTTCGAAGTCAAAAGGGGTTCCCTGAAAATATAACGTGGCCGATAAAGCCCGAGTGAAGTACAGAATAAGATTTAATCAATCTCGCGGTCAGCCGGGACGTGGTACAGTAGAGCATGTTTGGAGGGTGCTACAGGGAGACACTGAGTGGCTCGCTAGGCATGTGATTATAGAAGTTCCTTCTCGCAGCGAGCAGGAAGGGCAGAACTGGAATATTGTTTGCGAGGGAGATATGTTGTTTTTTGGTGACACAGATACGGTGGTAAT